ACAAATTTCTTGTTCCACGAATTACCATGAACTATAAACCGTTGCCGGCATCTTAACAATAAAGAAGTCAAACATACAGGGCTTGGATTATTTGCTACTACTGATATACGAGAGAGTATATTAGGAATTGGTTGGGTGAAGCAAGATCATTTCCCTGATGGTTTTTTAAGAACACCTATGGGTGGTTTTATTAATCACAGTGAGACTCCTAATTGTGAAAAGTTAATGCACGATGAAGTAGGAGTAATGTGGTTAAAGGCCTCAAGAGATATTAAAGCTGGAGAAGAATTAACTATTAAGTATACCTTATACCAGTTATGAACATATATGTACAAGATGGTCAGAAGTATATCTATCTGACCACTGACGAACTAGAGGAGTTAGAGTGGGAACCGCATAGGCTATTAGAATTATCTGAGGAAGATAGTATGACAAGGGGGATGTCTATTCCTCTTGCGCCCGGATGGTTAATAGGACCTAGTAATGTTGCCGCAGCTAAATTCAGATATGGAAAAGAAAGAATGGGGAAGCCGTGAGGCATATAAGCCAACAATAATCACCGCTTTGTTTGACGGGAGAGCAACTGGAGTACCACATAGTACAGGGATTTATGATTGTGCCTATGTAGAAAAGCTTTATCGTGGATTTAAAAGAAACTTAACAATACCTTTTGACTTTATTTGTTTAGTTGATAAGAATTATATCTTCCAAGAAGATATTAAGGCTATACGATTTAAAAGATCGGTAGATCAGTATGGTTGGATGAGTCTTATGGAGATGTGGCGTCCAGAGATATGTGAAGGCATACGTCTTACTGTAGGTTTGGATACAATTATAACAGGTAAGCTGGATGATATTTTAAAATCACAAGTTTCAAAATTAGCTGTCTGTACTGACCCCATATATCCTGATCAGATTTGTAATGCTATTACATTAAGTACGCCAGAATTTTGTGAGGAATTTTGGGGTATGTGGGAAGGTAATGAAGCAAAATTATTACCAGAGAGTGAATTTATTTTAGAAAATGTAGCACCAGCTCCTTCTGAGATGGTGTTGATGAGGAAGTATTATGGAAATAGTCCTTGCATAGATAAGGTATTTCCTAATAGAATATTAAGTTATAAAGTTCATGTTAAGCAGAGTCAGTATCCATTTGATAAATTGGAAAGTGAATCTGTCTACATGGATCAATATAGATTAGAGTTAATAGATCAGTCAAGTATTATTTATTTTCATGGTTGGCCTAAACCACATCATATAGCACACCAGGCCTGGGTTCAGGAGAATTGGAGATGAATACTATACATACCACCTCAACTATAGATGATTGTGTAAAAATGGGTGACAATAATTATATTGGTCCATATTGTTATTTCACAGGTGGAACAACTATAGGAGATAACAATAGATTTGAAGCCTATTGTTCTATTGGCACTAGGCCTGAACACACATCTTATTGGCATAAAGATGGTGAATTAGTTATAGGAGATAATAATATCTTCCGTGATTTTATTACCATAAATGCTGGTACAGAAAGATTGACAATCATTGGTAGTAATGTTATAATGTTAAGAGGGTCACACGTTGCACATGATTGTGTAATAGAAGATGGTGTGACGTTGAGTGTAATTGCTGTCATATTAGGTCATGTTCATGTGATGAAAGGAAGTAATTGTGGTAGTGGTTGTGTGATACATCAACATCAGGTAGTAGGTTCGTGGTCAATGATAGGTATGGGTTGTGTAGTGCCTAAGAAAACAAGACTTGAACCAGGACAAACATGGGTGGGTAATCCAGCTAGACGATTGAAAACTAATATGTATGCATTGGAGAAATATAATATAGATGAGTATGACTTGATAGAAGAAACTGCTCGCTATAAACAACTGTTAAAAGAACATGGCCTTTGATCCAGTATTGATGATTATGCAACCTCGTCAAATTGATGAGTCGATTAATTCTCTTAAATATAATATAGATATTCCTAAGGTATGGTTTCGTGCTTTTACAGAGCCACAAGTTGTGGCAGAGATGAATAAGTTTATTAAGAAAACAAAGTTTAGTCATTATATTGTGATGGGCGATGATGGTGTAGTTAGTAAGAAAGCAGCCGATACTATTTTGAAGTATGGAGAAATGAAAGAGTATGATGTATTTACTGGCTGGATGAATATGCATATAAATTTTAATGGAGATTATAGCTTAGAAAGCACAATATGTTTGGGGTGGATTCCAGAATGGAAAGATTTTGAAGGTCCATTAAGAGATGAATATCCCGAATGGCAACCTATGTCATGGGTAAAAACTTTACCACCAGATCAAGTTATACGAACAGCCATGGCAAATTTTGCTATGTCTATAGCAGAGAGAGAATTATTTTTAAAATTTCCTTTACGGACTCATAGAAATAATAGGGCTTCCGATCACCATTGGTCATATAGATTACAGAGAGCGGGGGTAAAAGTGTACACACATCCAGATGCTTTTATAAAACATTTAAGAAAGGGGTGGAGTCCTTGGAGACATAATTGGTTAGTGGGTAATGTAGAACCAGAAATAAGATATGAAAATATGAAGTGGGGTAATAGAGAAGATTATGTATGAATTAAAAGATTATTTGAACGCAATCAATCATAAGAAAGAAGATTTGATGACGAGTGAAGATGAGTTTTGGGAGAAAAGATACCCAGCTTTTATTGTTAATAAAGCACTATCTGCATTTGCAGAGTGTGTTCTATATGTAAATGAAATGAATCGCTTACACCACCTTGATAAGCGTCTACAATTTCAGTTTTTTCTAAATAGTATAGGGCCTAAAAAGAGATTCAGTAAGTGGTTACGGTCCAGTAAGATTAAGAATCTTGAGTATGTTAAAGAATATTATGGCTATAGTAATGAGAAAGCAAAACAAGCCCTTGACATACTAGATGATGAACAAATTGAACATATAAAAAGTATAATAAATCGAGGTGGTAGACATGGAGGAGTTACAGTGGAATCCTGACTTGATGCTAGAGGTGAAACTTAAAGAAGCAGATGATTTTCTTAAAGTTCGTGAAACCCTCTCCCGCATTGGAGTCGCCTCTCGTAAAGAGAGAAAGTTATACCAATCATGTCATATCCTGCACAAACAAGGTCGTTATTTCATAGTACATTTTAAAGAGTTGTTTGCCTTAGATGGTAAGCCAACCAACATATCAATTAATGATTTGGAGAGAAGAAACACTATAGCAGGGTTGTTAGCAGATTGGGATCTAGTAGAAATCATAGGGAGTAGTGAGCAAAGAGCTCCACTATCTCAGATAAAAGTTTTATCCTATCGTGAAAAGGATGATTGGATTTTGGAGACAAAATATAATATTGGTAAGAAACAAGTGGAGTAGATTATGAATTTGAAATTATTGAGATTGAGGTCTGGTGAAGATGTCATATGTGAAGTTACTAAAGAAAGTGCGGAGTATATTTACATTAAAAATCCAGCGATGTTAATGCCTATGCAAGGTCAAGGACAACAGATGCAAATGGGAATGGCTCCTTGGATGCCTTTTAGTGAGCAATCAGAGTTTGAAATTCCTAGAGATTGGTTGGTAGTAATGTCTAGTGTAGTAAAAGATATAGCTAATAATTATAATCAGATATTCGGTTCAGGCATAGTAGTACCTGATGTTAAAGTTGATACAAAGACTTTACTTAAAGGCTAGAATGTGATATAATTATAACTATGAGCGATTTTTATATTAATGTAATTCAACACGGCAACCAGCTTTTAGTTCGTGAATTTGATAATGGTAAGCGGGTAAATCGTAGAGTCACTTTTGAGCCTACTCTATATGTAGAATCTCGTAAGAATTCAAAGTGGAAAACTTTAGAAGGTCGTAATGTAGAGCCGGTTAGATTTAAATCTATACGGGATGCTAAAGACTTTTTAAATATGCATCAGAATACTCCTGATCTTGTTCATGGTTTAGATGCTTTTCAATATGTTTATATTGGTGATAGATATCCTGATTTTATAAATTGGGATATGGAGAAATTACTTCTTATCACTCTTGATATAGAAGTAGAAAGTGAGAATGGTTTTCCAGATGCTCAAAAGGCAGATGAGAAACTATTGTGTATCACCGTCAAAAATCATTCTAATAAAGCTATCATTGTATGGGGCATAGGACCTTATGAAAATGATAAGGTAAGATATATTGAATGTGAAAATGAATTAGACTTGGTAAGAAAGTTTGTACACTTCTGGCACAAAACTCAACCCGATGTAGTAACTGGATGGAACGTCCAGTTTTTTGATATACCATATCTATGTAATCGTATTACAAGATTGTTGGGTGAAAAGGAACTCAAGAAATTATCTCCGTGGGGTATAGTAAAAGAAGATACTGTTAAACAAGGTCAGTATGGCCAGGCCGCACAAAAATATAATCTTTTAGGTGTTTCTATACTTGATTATCTTGATCTGTATAGAAAGTTTACCTATGTTAATAGAGAATCATATCGGTTAGATTAGATAGCCGAGGTAGAGTTGGGCGAGAAGAAAGATCCAAACCCATATGAAACTTTCCGTGAATGGTATACAAAAGATTATAAATCGTTTGTAGATTATAATGTTCAAGATGTGGAGTTGGTTGATAAGCTTGAAGATAGAATGAAGTTGATTGAGTTGTGTATGACTCTAGCTTATGAAGCCAAAGTAAATTTAGTTGATGTATATTCTCCAATCAGAGTGTGGGATGTATTGATATATAATTTTCTTAAAGATAAACATATTGTAATACCACGAAAGAAAATATCTAAGAAAGATGATAAGTATGAGGGTGCATATGTAAAAGACCCACAGACAGGCTTACACAATTGGGTAATGTCATTTGATTTAAACAGTTTGTATCCACATCTGATTATGCAGTATAATATTTCACCAGAAACTTTGGCAGTTGAGGGTAATGGTGATGTCTCGGTAGATAAGATGTTGAATCAAACGGTATCTATAGCTGAAGATGGTCATACTGTAACTCCCAATGGGGCAAGATTTAGAACTGACGCTCAGGGATTTCTTCCGAACATGATGGAGACAATGTATAATGATCGAGTGAAGTTTAAGAAGTGGTCATTAGAAGCTAAACAGAAGTTTGAAGATTCAAAAGATAAACGATATCTAAATGAGATATCAAAATATAATAACATACAACTGGCAAGAAAGATTGCATTGAATAGTGCTTATGGTGCTATTGGTAATCAGTACTTTAGATATTATGATAGACGTATGGCTACAGCAGTTACAACTTCTGGTCAGTTGAGTATTAGGTGGATTGAAAATAAAGTTAATGAGTATCTTAATAAACTTCTAGAAACTACAGAGGTAGATTATATTATAGCCTCAGATACTGATTCGATTTATGTTCGGTTTGATGAGTTGGTTTCTAAAGTTAATCCCAAGAGCCCTGTAGACTTTTTAGATAAGGTGGCTACAGAAAAGATTGAACCATACATCACCAAGTGTTATGAGGAGTTGGCTGAGTATGTAAATGCATATGAACAGAAGATGGAAATGGCTAGAGAAGTTATTGCTGATAAGGGTATCTGGACTGCTAAGAAAAGATATATCTTAAACGTCCATGACAGTGAAGGGGTGAGATATGCCGAGCCTCAGATTAAGGTGATGGGTATAGAGGCTGTAAAGTCATCGACGCCAGCCCCATGTAGAGAGATGATTAAATCAGCATTAAAGATAATTATTAATGAAGATGAAATATCTTTAAATACTTTCATTCAATCTTTTCGTGAGAACTTTATGAAGTTACCGCCGGAGAGTATTGCTTATCCGAGGTCGTGTAATAATATGAAAGAGTATTATAATTCATCTACTATATTTTCAAAGGGTACTCCAATGCACGTTAAGGGGGCATTGGTATATAATTATATACTCCAACGAGAGAAATTAACAAATAAGTATCCACTTATACAAGAGGGTGAGAAGATAAAGTTTCTTCAGATTAGAACACCTAACCCATATCAGTCTAATGTTATTTCATTTATGACAACATTGCCTAAAGAATTTGACTTGCATCATATGATAAACTATGATATAATGTTTGATAAGAGTTTCGTTGAGCCCTTGACGTTTATATTGGAAAAGATTGGGTGGAACGTAGATCGTAGTTATGGAACACAAACGACATTGGAGCATTTGTTTGCATGATACAAGAACTATATGATTATTTGGCTTACCATTATTTCTATTTGAATGAAGGTGAGTTCCGACACTGTACGGAGAAGTATGGTAAGGAAGAATTTAGATGGACCATAGCTGAGTATGTTGCCAATGAAAGGCCTGCATTTCCTTTTCGTGAAATGCAATACAGTGATATGGTGGATACCTTTCGCAAACTTCAGAAGGTAGACTATACCAATTTCATCACACCACAAGAACAGTTAGACAATGAAGTGGTGGAAAAGTATGATGACTACAAATATGAGTATCAAACGT